CTTATAACCAGACCGGGGCGAGCAAGCTCAATTTGGTCGGTTTCCCGTGTTTCCCATGATTCCACATAACGGGGTAGTGGATGGGCTGCCAGTGGCGGTTCACCGATTATCGGCGTGCGGGCTTCTTGCGTCCCGACTTGGTGGTGGCGTGGTCGATAGCATTGACCGTCGACTCCACAGCATTAAGGGCTGCAGTAGTCGCGGCGGGCTTAATCGCGCCATCGGAGAGGGCTGCGACGGCCGCTGGAGCTGCGACCTTCACCACCGGCCAGACATCCTTCGCCACTTCCCTAACCACCTTCCAAATGCTACCCCAGCTGTTGAAGCTGGCGGGGTATGCATTCGGCGTGCGCTGTGCCAACATTGCGTAAATACGCATGGCGTCCGTATCGAGCAGCACGGGTGGCTTGACGAACGGTCGATAGACCGACGTGGATTGTGGCACCTGCTCCACGACGTCATGAATGACGAGCGTGAGACTGGCTTCCTTTGCCAAGCCGCGGAACAGGATGACACCTGTTGCCCAATCATCGAACCCGGTATCCTCCGCGGTATACGCGGCGTCAACTTCGGCCGAAGCGATGGGGTAGATGTGCTCCCAGTTCAGTTGGTCAGCGGAATGAACGATGCCCAGCTGTTGTGCAATGGGTGAGGGCCTCGTGATGAGATGGCTTGAGGGCCCGTTAGCCATGTACACTTGGTTTGCGGCCACGTTTCGCGAAGCGAAAACTTCACCCTTAGTCCGATCTGGTCCCACCCACTCCCCGGTGCCGAAGTACTTGAGGGGCAGATAGGTACCGTTGCGTGCGACGTCGACCCTGAGTTTTGGGTCAACTGCCGCCATGTCGTCCTCGTGAACGGGCACCGCCGCGAGACGGTGCCTGAAGAGATCTCGCTCACCACCGACGGCGACCCTCGCGGAAAAATCCGGCGAGCCAAAAGTCGGCGCGCGGCCTACCTGAGTGGAGTAGACCGTGCCTTGGTTGTAGAGATCGGAGGACGTCATGTGCGCGGTGATCGAACTTGCCGTCTTGCGCCACAGCGTTGGCGCGCCCTCTGGGACTAGCGTCTGGAAGAGGACGTCGGGAGCTGGTTCCACAGGGTTCTGTAGAGTCAGGCCCGACATCGCTCCTGAGACAGCTGGCACCGAAGGCTGCGCTGGGATCGCCGTCACGTCGACATCCGCGGGCCTCGGAAATGAGACCGCGCGGAAGTCGGTTCCGGCTGGTGCTGTTGTGACGTAGAGGGCGTGGACGTTGCCCGGCGCCTTGACGATCAAACAGTCCCAAGGCCCATCATGGGGGTAGGTGACTGTGTGAGTCTCGCGGTACTCCGGATAAGTCGAAGATACCGACGAGGCGTCAGGGAGGGATGCCGGAGCAGTGGGTCCGGGCGGGTGGATGGCCTTGGCGATGAACTTAATCCCGGCGTCGGTGACGCCGTGGGACTTTAGTTCAGCCGCGAGTGAGACCGGCGGTGCAGACGCCGGTGCGATGGAATGCATGAGAGGATGAGTCATGGTGAAGTCCGTTTTACAGGGTGTCGGCCGGCCAGTCGCCCACGGGTGGACTGGGAAAGTCAGCAAGGTCGACCGCGAGGATTCGGTCAATTAGCGAACTGCGGACAACCCCCGGCCCGGTGCACCCCTGTAAGAACGTGATGACTTCGTCAAGCTCAGACATCGTGAGCCGGTACCTGCGGCACAAGGCCGCATATGCCGACTCATCGACGTCCTCCAAATCCGCGTCCCATTGCACGGTCCTCATTAGGAACCGATGCGCAACGAGTTTGGGGTCCACGCGGGCGGGATAGGTAGTCCTGCGCGCAACGCTTCTCCCGCTGGCGTCCCTAACCGACCTCAACCAGAGGCCAATCAGCGGACACCAGCCGCGGATGTGTAACATCCCAATCGCGACCGTGAACGCGTGCTTGTCGAAATGCTTTCCCGGATCCTTGTGAGTCCAGAAAAGCTTGGCCAGAAGCCTGCCGGGTTTTGGGCCAAACCTGAGCCTATCGCCGCAACGCATGAAGCAGCCGGAGATGAAGGAGGCTGATTCAACGTTGCGGTGACAAGCCGCTTTGGGTGTTATCCCATGCTGGGCTTCGAGCTCGGCAAGCGCGTCGCTCGTGGTCCAACTCACTTTCGCCAAGAGATCGTCGCCAGCGACTATGATCCTGGCCCTGAGGCCGAGTAGGATACATGCGTTGGCGGCGATCGCCGCATTGACGATTGAGTTGCCCAGGGTCGTGTCGTTGTGGCCCGATTTGGTAGTGCCGCACAGCTTGTAGGTGTACTTAGCTGCACGACCGCCATAGCAGGTCACCGTGAACGACTCACGCGCGAATTCGGACAGCCCCGGAATTAGCTCGTAATACGGCGTCTTGAAGCGCATGTGGAATTCAGCCATGGTCGCGTCCCATGCTTTTCCATCGCGCTCGTACCAGACGCCGTCCACGGCATCATCCGAGCGTGCTGCCCACGCCGCGATTGCGTCCGCGTCCATGCCGGAAGCGAAGGTGACGAGCACGTCGTCACCATACTCAACGTCTTCGCCGAAGACGGCCTTCTGCAGCTCAGTGAACTCACGTGCACGGTACTCCTGCGTGTGCAGTGTGCCATATCCATGGATTCCCCGAGCCTTAGCCGGCTCTTCGTCGAAATAATTGACGTTGCACTCCCTTTTCGGAAACGACTTCACGACTCCTGGCCGCATTTTGTGGACCAAGATCGACTTTTCGATCGCCTCACGCTTGCTGCGGGGCCAACGCTCCATCCACGGGTCGGTGCCCGGGGCTGGCGCGCGCTCGGTAAGCCGGGCGCGCACGCGATTGAGGTCCCGCGCGATGTAGTCAAGAACTGGTAGTTCTTGGACTGTAACATCGGGCTGCGTGACAGCGTGCCTCTTGCAGATTGCGTTCTGCAAGTTGCACGTACACGACTTAAGCACGTAAGCGACGCGTGCAACGGGACCAACATTGATCGCGCCGCGTTCGTCGCCCAGGCACGGCCCGGTGAAGGGCGGTACCGTGTGCTTCGGGTCGATGTCCGCTTCACTCGGATCAACTGCACCAAGGCAGATGGTCCGAGTTGTGAAACGGCCTTCGTGGAACCCGTAAGTCATGTCGGCGGTCCTTAAGCCGTCGGGCCACCACTGGCGCCCTTGTCAGGCTTGGCGGGTGAATTGCTTCTCCAGCCACGTCACGCTCGGCGCAAACCTGCTCAGTGGAATCCACGAGAGCATGCGGAAGATCGTGTACATATGCCTGGCAGCAGTCTCCGGCCACCCGTGAAGCATCGCGTTCCGAATCGCGACCTCACGGGTCATTTTGAAGACGCTACTCATGGTGAGCACATTCGCTTCCGAGAGGGCGCGCTGCACCTCGATCGCTAGCTGTTGCTTGCGGAGAGGTGTCAGCTTCGTCCTCTTATGCCTGTCGGCCGTTGCGATCGCGGTCGCGAGCGCTCGGTCGGCAGTGTCGGGCGTGACCTTCGCGTGTGCGTTGCCGCGGAGCGACGTTTCGAGGGCCCTGCGGTAGTCCAGCAAGGTATCCTCGTCTTCGTCGGCGACTGCTG